GACTATCAGATGAAGCCACAACTTGACGTGTTGTATCCAGTTGTGTGCATGTCTGAATTCGGAGAGGTTCCGGACGATCTTGATTTTGTCTTTCCATCCATTCGCGTGTTGTCTGAAAAGGAAAAAGCGGAACTGGCGGAATTGGGTTCGACGGCAATTATCAAGCCGTTCACTGCCGGTGTCATTTCACAGCGCACCACTGTCATGGAGTTGAAACAGCTTGGCGATAAGACGGAAATTTACACAAACATTAGTGCTGAAGATGTTGATCAGGCGAATCCGGAGATTGGCATTCCGCTTGAAGTTGAAACGATGGCGGCACGTTCCGGCAAGGTACTTGATCCAGACACCGGGGAATGGATCGATTTAGAAATTGGTGGTGAAGAGGTTGAAGGCGAGAAAGCCGGTGAAGCTGCTAGCGCAAGAGAGCGGGGAAATAAGTAATGGAGTTTGAGCGTCCATTACGACTAGAAATTGCGTATGAAAACGCAATTGACAAACTTTTGATGCAGTTCTTTAAGTTGCCTAAATTTGAAACGTGGAACGATGTAATCAATGTACTCAAACAATATTCAATGAGTGTCCGGGTGTTGTCCGGATTCGCAAGTCAGTTGGCGGCACGAATGGTAACTGGTGTATCAATCCAGAATGCCAATTCATGGCGGGAAGCGGCGAGAAAGTCAACTAAAGGCTTGACGATCTATCGAATGTTGCGTGAGGAAATGCAGCATCCACGGATGCGCGACAGAATGTATTTTTTGATTCAATCTAATGCGCAACTGATATCAACGGTTCCGCAAGTGGTTGCAGAACGGGCGGTACATCACGTTCAACAGGAACAAATGAAGGGTAGACGTGCAGAAGACATATTGCATGACCTCCGTCCGTACATGCGTAACCTGAAGGACTGGCAGGTACAGCGCATTGCACGGACGGAGGTTGCCAAGGCGGATACCGCGATTACTCGCACACGCGCTGAAGACATTGATTTGAATTGGTACGTGTGGGAAACGAGTCGTGATGCCAGAGTTAGAGACTCCCACAAGCGAATGCAAGGCACGTTGGTTAACTGGAACGATGCGCCGTCGCCTGAATCGCTAGTTGGAGAGAAAACAGTTGGTCACTATCACGCTGGCAATATCTATAACTGCCGTTGCATCGCTTTGCCGGTGGTGGACGTTAGTGATGTGAAATGGCCGTCTAAGGTTTACGCCAACGGTAGAATTACGGTCATGTCTCTTAATCAATTCAAGCGTAATGCGGCGATTGCTGCATAGAACCGAGTAAGTCATGCCATTAGCCTATTACGGTGTTACCTTACCGGATAAACACAACTGGGTGGAAACACCAGAAGGCTATCTTATTTTCAAAAACGCTGTTGTCGGGCGTACAGGGTTCCAGACGTATAAAGGGTTTGAACTTGATGCTGATGAACTGATGGAGCAAGGCATCAAGGTTCAAGACGATGACGATGTTCAGTTGTACCGTAGTCCTGATGAAGTCTTCTCACCAAAAACCATCGCTAGTTTTGTAGGCAAGTCAGTAACAGACGGGCATCCGTCCGAGCTATTGTCTCTTGAAAATGTCAAGGACCATGAAGAGGGTCAGGTTGTCAATGTGCGCCGGGGTAGCGAACCTCTTGATTCTGGTGACTTTCCGCTTATTGCCGATTTGATCGTTAAGTCTCGTAACCTGATCGACAAAATTAAAGCTGGACTCCGCGAACTAAGTTGCGGCTACAATTACCACGTCCTGAAAGACGGGGATGTGATTAAGCAAGTTGACATAATCGGTAATCATATTGCAGTAGTAGAAAACGCTAGAGCAGGACGTGAAGCAGTCATAGTTGATTCGACGCCGGTCACTTCAACAGAGAGGTTTAACATTATGAGTTTGCTAGATTCGATTCTCAATCGCAATTCAAAGTCTAAGGTTATTGCTTGGGCAAAGGATGCGAAACCTGAAGAGGTTGCCGATGTTATCACTGAATTGAGTACGGCAGTGGATAAGCATTCGGAAGTTATACCAAAAGTGACTGTCAAAGAATCAAAGAAAGCGGTAGCAACAGACGCTACAGATGCGCTTGATCGCAAACGGTTCCATGACGCGTTGGATCGTTACTTTGATTCATCGGAAGAGGAAGAGGCTGCAAAAGACGCCGATGTGCAAGCGTTGGCGGATATGTTCAAGCATCCGAAGGCGAAGGATGCTGCCAACGATGAAGAGGAAGAGGAAAAGAAGGAAAAGAAAGAGGAAGAGGACGAAGCTGAAGAGGAAGAGGAAAAAGAGGGTGAGGACGATGCTGGTGCATTGACCATTGAACCTTCTGATCGTCCGAAGTCAGCCGGTCCCGGAACAGATTCGTTGATTGCCGCACGGAAAGAGGGTGCGAGAGAAGTTCTCAAGCTGTTGAAGCCGCTTGTTGCTAAGACTGGTGACAAGAAACTGATTGCAGCCTTTGACACGGCAGCGAGAGCAGTTCAAGGCAAATCCAAGAGCAGTTCTGCCGGTGGTTACGGCAAGTTTGCCGAAGCGTCGAACAGACGCGGTAAAGATGCGTTGGATTCAATGGAAGAGAGCGATAACAAAAAGAAACATGAGGAAATCAAGTCACTGGAAAAGATGTATTCCGACAGGTTTGTTGCGCGGCGATAACGTTGCGCCAAGAGCATCTTAGATTCAATTAAACGTTCGACTAGAGAGGTTTAGATTATGAGCAGCTTTGGCGGAGTTATTCCCGTAACAGCCTTGAATCTTGGGTTTCTTGGCAATGTCTCTCGCATCGGTGAACGTGTTATTGCAGCACGTCAAGTGTTGGCTTCAACTCCCAATCCAATTAAGTTTGGCGATGCTTGCGTGATCGTTCCGGATAGTACAGGCGGAACGCTGCAAAGCATTGCCGATTTCATTCTTGGCGGTGGAACTTTTACTGCTCCAAGGTTTGCGGGTATTGCGGTACGCAACGTGAAGACGTTTCTTACCTACAGCACATTGGGTACCGTGCAGACTCCGCAAATTGGAACTTATGCGCCGGGACAGCTTGCTGAAGCTTTGGAACGTGGATCGATTACCGTCAAGATCAACAATGGTGCTCCTGTTTCACAGAACCCGGTGTATGTTCGCGTTCTTGCGAATGGTGGCATTCCTGCTGGTGTTGTTGGTGGTCTCGAAGCAGTTGCCGATGGTACCAACACAATCGTTGTTCCCAGTGTGGTGTTTCGCACTGGTGTGCTTGATGCAAATGGTGTTGCGGAAATTACTCTGTTGAGTCGTACCGCTGCCTAATGAGTTAGCAGCGTTTGAAAGCTACAGCCTATATAGACGAAAGGAAACTTAAATTATGTTCCGGAAAAGTGGTGCTGTTTCACCGTATGCTTTCGATGCTGCTACTTCATCTTCACTGGCGTTTCTGAACGCGGAACTTGAACTTGCTTCGACGCAGTTAGTTAAACCTCTATCGTCCATGACGCATCCGCGTGATATTACAGTTCAATTCGGCGGCGGAATGCCGGAGTATCTGACTGCATACGCGTCTGATTACGCAAGCACTGGCGGCAATCAGTACGGGTTGCAAGGTACCAACAATACGGATGTGCCGATGGTCCAAGTGAATGTCTACAAGGGCATTTGGAATACTTGGGTGTGGCAAGTCGGTTTTGTCATCACGGCGATTGACTTGAAGAAACTTGAGACGGCGAATCGCAGTGGTCAACCTGCACCGTTCTCTTTGCAGTCAATGCTTGAAGATGGCGTTACGCTGGTGTGGAACAAGGCAATGGAAGTCGTTGTCTACATCGGTTGGTTGGGACAGCCGGGACTTGTGAACAATCCCGCAGTTGCCACGTCTCTTGCTCCGAACACCGGGACCGGCAGTTCTCGCTTGTGGTCAACAAAAACACCAGCACAGATTCAATTTGATATTAACTTCGCGTTGTCACAGGCAGTGTCACAGGCAGTGTATGCCAACGATGCGTACCCGGATACGTGCTTAGTTGATTACAACGCATACAACGCTCTGTTCCAACCGATGGTGTTGGGTGGGGTTGGTGGTTTTGAATCAGTTGGCAGATATCTTGAAGAGAACAACATTGCAAAGGCGAGTGGTGTTGATTTCAAGATCAAGCCGATTGCCAATCCTTGGGTATCGACAATAGGCAGCGGTGGGGTATCGAGAGCAGTCTTCTACCGCAACGATCCAAACAATGTTGTGATCCGTGCTCCCCAACCACCCCAAAAGGTGTTTACCGTTCCGTCAGTTAAAGACGGCGGCAGCTATGAAACTCTGTTCAATGGCTGCATCGGTCAAGTGCAGTTCAAGCGCAATCAATCGTTCTACTACCTTGACGGAATTGCATAGCGGTTCTTAGTTGGGGGTGTGGACAGAAGAGGGACTAGCAATAGTCCCTCTTTTTGGTAGCAGTTTACGGGAGAAAACTTATGTGGGTTATTTCAGCTAGGACGTTGCATTTTCGCCGGGGAACAGTTGAAGAACATCCCGTTACGCATGAAAAGTACTTCGTGCAGACGGAAGAATTCTTGCTGGTTCCGAACTTTCAAAATCCACAATCGGCAGTCTGGGCACCGGATTGGATCAGAGATGATGACTTGTGGAAAGCAGTAAAGAAAGAGAATAAGAAAGGTGCAATGGTTTTGCAGGAAACTGCCGAAGGACCACCGGAAGAGGATGAGGAACCTTCAACGGACAAACACAAGGTTCCGGATACGAAAACAGGTTTGAGAAATCCCGTTTGGAAGAAATAGATGGCGTATCCAGACTACGAACAGGCGTTACAGAACATTTGGGGATGGAGCGACGAAACGGTTGGAATGCTGCCGGTTCTTGCGTTGGCGTCCAACATTCTCGTTGGTACCAATCCGCCTTATTCCGCGTCTGATTTCTACCAGTGGTTCTCTTCGTTCGGTGGAACCCCGGAAATGCCCCTTGGGACGCTCGACGGCACTACCGGCACTGTTACAGCCGTCTCGGACTTCACAAACCTTGCTAAAGGGCAAGCTGTGGCCGGAATGGGCATTCCAAGCGGTACGCTGATCACCGCTTTGGACTCAACAGCCGGAACCATTCAGCTTTCCAATCCCACCACGTACGCGGGGATCGTGACGCTTACGGTCTATGTTGCTCCGCTGGTTCCGCTTGCGGTTCTTAATTCATTTATCTATCTGGCAACAAGTTCGATCTTGCAGGTTCGGTATTGCGAGATGTGGCCGTTTGCGATGGCGTTGTACATCGCACACTACTTGACGTTGTGGCTAAACAGTCAGGGTACGGGAACAGCTTCGACGCCGGGACAGCTTGCGTCTCAGGGTTTGGCAATGGGAATTGCCATTTCCAAGCACGTTGGCGACGTGTCGCTAGCATCGCAACCGTTGCGGATGCCGGAAGAGTTTGGGGCGTGGCAGCTAACATCATACGGTCAACAACTGGCAACCATTGGTATGGCTGTTGGTTCAGGTGCGGTCTGGTTATGGTAAAGGCGACAATCGTAACAACGCAATCCGGAGATATCGACGCCTTTAACGCTGCTGTGGGCACATTGCAGAATACTGCCGTCTATGTGGGGATTCCGGACGCGACAACCGGGCGCAAGCGGGACACGATTGGACCGCACCAAAGGGCGTATGTGACTAACGCCGGGTTGCTGTACATCCACACGAACGGTTCGCAATTGCGCCACATTCCGCCACGTCCTGTTATCGAACCGGCCATTGAAGCAAGCGGAAATAGATTAAGAATTGAATCGCTTTTGCATCAGGCTGCAACACTCGCGTTGGACGGCAAAAAAAGGGAAGCAAATCACAAAGTCAAGATGTGTGGTCAATTTGCTTCCAACGCTGCAAAGCTTTGGTTCACTGATCCACGTAACGGTTGGGCACAAAACGCACCGGACACGATTCGGCGCAAGCTGTCGAAGCTGAAACGTAAGAGTGTGAAGGCAAACAAGAAATGGTTGAATGCCAGAACGGTTGTTAACTTAGTTCCGCAGTACATGCCTCAATACGGCACGACTGCGTTAGATTCAATCAACACTCCGTTGATCGACACAGCACAACTTAGAAGGGCAATAACTTACGTAACGAAGTTCTGATATGCCATTCTCAATTGCAGAAGTGGTCAACGATCCAGCATTTGCGCAGTCGTTTGCTATCACTCGCTCACAAGGTGGACAGTGGAAAGCTGGACGTTGGAGCGATGCACAAATTCAAGTGGCGGCATGGGGATCGATTCAACCACCGAACCCGGAGGAACTTGAACAGGTTCCCGAAGGCGATAGAGTACTAGGTTTAATTGCGATTCACACAACCCAAGTGATCTATGAGACCAACGTTGAATTAACCAACGGTATCAGCGATATCGTCACTTGGCACAACTGCAAGTATCGAGTTGTCAAGGTCTACCCTTGGCAGGACTACGGTTACTGGAAAGCGTTAGCAGTACGCATGAGTGGACAATGACCACCACCTATTATCCCAACGGACTTGTTCTCACCAGCACTGCACTAACCCCTTACGACATGGATGGAATTTTTCAACTGCTGATCACGCAGATGTTGGGTATTGCTGCGAATGTTACCTTTGTTGCGCAGTTGACTGCCGGTTCCAATGTGATTGTTGGTCCATTGGTTGTGCTAAACATCTTCGCCGGTTTCTATGTTGTAGGCAACGGCATTCCGCCGAACACTGTCATTACTGGCTTAACCGGACAGGGAAGCAACCTTCTAATTGAATTAAGTAATGCTTGCACAATATCCGGTCAGGAAACAGTTGGCATCTATGATCCGATATCTAATACGAAGGTGCGTCAGGTATGGCAGACGGCGGGGATGCCAGCATACACAATCGATGATGACGTTGTGTTTGTGCGTTGTATTGAAACTGAGACGGATTACAACACGATTAGGGATCAGATAGTTACTGCAAATCCTGATGGTTCGGCAACGCAAACTAGAACTTATTCGCGTATGTGGAATGTTTTCATCCGGGCGCGTGGGCCTAACTCGTTCGATTCAATTAGGTTAATAAAATCGGTCTTGCTTGAAGATTTCCCGCATGATACGTTAGCCGCGACGAATTTATACATGGTGCCAGCTACCTCAACACCTATACGTGCACCGGAGTTGTTTGAAGGACGTTGGTGGGAGCAAGTAGATTACAACGCAGATTTCTTAGAGCAAGTAACAGAGACCTTCACAATGACCACTGTCAATAAGCTTGAAATCATTGGCTTCGACAACAGTGGTCAGATATTCGACGTAAAGCCGCAATTAAAGTAGGAGTTTAGATTATGTCTACAGTTCCCACTCTCCCTCTTGATTATGTTGTGGATGTTACAGTTCAAGTCAATCCGCAAGCTGTTCAACCACCACAATTTAATCAACCGTTGATTGTTGGGAATAGTGCCGTACTTCCGTCCTATGGTTCCGCTTCGGCACGATGCCGGTTGTATCAAGGGGGATTGACTATTCTTCAGGCGATGCTTGCGGATGGGTATCTTGTTACTTCCCCTGAATACATTGGAGCAAGTTTCTACCTGCAACAGCAACCAACTCCGTACTACTTGTGGATTGGGCGACAGGATCAAACGGCGATTGCTGGATTTCAAGTAAATGCTGCGAACGGTGGCATTAATTATGTTGTTGGGGAT